TCAATCTCGGGCTGCGTGGGTAATTGCTTGCATCTGCTCGACCCAACTGCTGGGCCACGGCCGGCGCATCACCTGTTCCAGAACAATGTCGGGCGCACCTACCAAACGTTCGATGACATCCGGGGCCAACAGGGCCAGCCGCATGACCCGGCGCACCTGCGTCACGTCCATGCCCTCGGCTGTGGCAATCTCGGCTACCGACGCGGCTCGCTGCTCATCCAGCAGCCGCTGCCAATGGTGTGCCAGTCCGAGTGCACGCATCAGCGCGCTGTCCTGCGCCGCCGCCTGAGCCGCTCGGTCCTGCTTGGCCTCTGCCAAGAATTCCTGCGGCGCGTCCAATGGAGTGATGACCCGCTTTTTTAGCCCTCGTCTCACGAGTGTCCAGGGGACAAAGGTTTCCAGTCGTACACCACCGGCGGGCGTCGGGAGTTCATGGGTGATGGGGCGGCCTGTCTGCTTGCCATAGTGCTTCTTGCTGGTCATTTCGCCTCCTGCCGGAATCGTTCAAGCATCTGACGCTGCTCAGGCCAGAGCGCAGGGATGTCGTTACGCGTTAGCCACAGCAGGGTCAGCCTTCGGGGCTGGCACCCCCTCATGAACTGTTCAACGATGTCGGGGGCAAACCGCGCCAGTCGCAGCAGCCGGCCCACCGTGGTTGGCATCAATCCTTCGGCACGGGCGATCTCGACCACGCTCTTGAACGTACCGGAGTCGAGCAGGTCGTGCCAGTACATGGCCCGGGCAACAGCCTCGATGATCCGGACGTCGTGGGCAGTTTCACTCCCGTCGACCAGCAACTTTCCCTTCTTCCGCTTGAACTGGAGGGGCACGAAAGTTTCCAGCGAGTTGTTCATCAGGCCTCGACCTCCATCAGTTCTGCGCCGATCTCCCTCGGAGCGAATTCACCAATCAGCTTGTCCCAGCCCAATTCCCGCCACTTCACCTTGATGCCCTGCACCTCACCGATGTGGACGAGGTCAATCCGTTCGATCATCAGGTTGGCGATGCGGTGGCGTTCGACCGGGAACAACTGATCCCACACGTCGTTCAGCCGCCCCATCGCCATTACCGTGGTGGCCTCGTCGACCTGCGCACCGTTGCGCTGGATGTGGCGAACCACCGAGGCGATGGACTCCGGGCTGGTCAGCACCGTGCGGATCTGGGCGACTACCGCTGCCTCGATCTCCGGCGCGGGCAGGCGCTCATAGCTCTTGCCTGGCGCGCCGAAGCGGCTTTCCGATTTGGACACGTAGTAGTGGTACTTGTGCCCTCTCTTGCGCGAGTAGGTCGGGTACATCCGCTCCCCCGAGGGGGCGTACAGCAGACCGCGCAGCAAGGCATCGGTGCGCGACCGAATTTTGGTTTCCACCGACCGAGCGTGGCCGTCCTTGGCCAGCACAGCATGAACCTTGTCCCAAAGCGCCTGGTCGATGATCGACGGGTGCGCGCCGGGGTACCAGTTTCCCTTGTGCGACAACTCGCCCAGATAGATGCGGTTGCGCAGCAGCTTGTGCAGGTATTTCTTGTCGATGCGGGTGCCGCTGCGGGTCTGACCTTCCTGTGTCGTCCATGCCTTGGTGGTGATGCCTTCGGCGTTGAGTCGTGCGGCGATCTGGGTCGGGGAGCCGATGCTCAGCATCTCTTCAAAGATGCGCCGCACCACGGCCGCCTCGGCCTGGTTGATGACCAGCAGGCGGTTCTCGACGTCGTAACCCAAGGATGGTACGCCACCCATCCACATCCCCTTGCGCTTGGCAGCCGCGATCTTGTCGCGGATACGCTCGCCGGTGACCTCGCGTTCAAACTGGGCAAAGGACAGCAGGACGTTCAGCATCAGCCGCCCCATCGGGGTGGTGGTGTTGAACTGCTGGGTGACCGAGACGAAAGACACCTCGTTGCGTTCGAACACCTCGACCATCTTGGAGAAGTCGGCGAGGCTGCGCGTCAGGCGGTCGATCTTGTAGACCACCACAATGTCGATCTTGCCACGCTCAATGTCGGACATCAGGCGCTTGAGCGCCGGGCGGTCGATGTTGCCGCCGGAGAATCCGGGGTCATCGTAGTCGTCCGCGACCGAAATCCAACCCTCGGTACGTTGGCTGGCTGTGTAGGCATGGCCCGCTTCTTTCTGCGCATCGATGGAGTTGAACTCCTGGTCGAGGCGTTCGTCCGTGGACACGCGGCAGTAGACGGCGCAGCGCTTGCGCGCCTTGGTAGAAGCAATTTCGCTCATCGCGCGCCTCCCTTGCCGAGGCCGAAGAACAGCGGCCCGCTCCAGTGCTGGCCGGTGATGTGCCGGGCCACTGCCGTCAAGCTCTTGAAGGTGTGGCCCTCGTACTCGAAACGGCCCTCGGCGGTAACCAACACGCGGTGCTCACGCTCGCCCCATTCGCGCAGCAGGAGCGTGCCCGGTGCAAAATTGAACTCACGCGGCTTGGCACGCTGCTTGATCTTGGAGTGCTTCGCACCGATGGCCTCCAGTCGCTGCTTCGTCTCGGGCGCGAGGCCGCCGAAGGCTTCCTCTTGCAGCTTGTAGGCGATACGGGACTCGACGTGCGTGCGGTTCGGGTAATCCGGGCGGCGGGGGAAATACCGATCCCACACCGTCCAGAGCTCGGACATCGGCAGGCAGGCCAGTTCGGCAATCCGCGCCGCGACAGATGTTTGTTTCTCGTTCATCACAACTTCTCCTCTTGGTAGGGGGTTGTATGAACGCGCTGGTCGGGCAGAAAGCCAAGGCCAACTTCTCTCTGTTTCAGTTCGTCGGCGACGAGTGTGCGGACGATTGCTGCCGCAAGGATGGTAGTGATTTCGCCAGCACGGGCGCTGGCGGACATCTCCGAGGGAGATGCAAGTTCGATGTTCTTCATGACAGCTCCGGGGAATAGCAACCGCCACAGATAGTGGGCCTGATCCTCCGAAGAGGATGGCAACGCAGGGTAATGGACGTTTGAACGTCAGCCGATCAGTGCGACTTCTTCCGTCTTGATCCTGTCTTCGTCATCATCGACCGGAGTGTCGAGGATCGGCAGGTTCAACTGCCATCCGTGAGTGCCTTTGACTCTGGCCAGGTAGTTTTTCCAGGGCGATGTCTTGGAGAACAGGTTGGCAGGCGATGCACATCCTGTGTCGTCCATCAGTATCTTGGTGTTCACATGCGTGCCTGCCGCGTAGGCATCGACCAAGCGCTGCAGCACGGTGATCTTGCCCTTGCCGGTGACCCGCCAAGGTGCTTTGCCGGGGAGGTACAACACGGCCGCATGCCCGTCGGCGGAAACCTTCAGGCTCACCGAGGTGCCACCCATTGCAGCCAACTGTCCATGCCGATACGCGACCGTGAGACGAGCCGTGTCGATGGCCGTTTTCGCGCCAGCGGACGACACCACATCCTCGATGGGGATCACCACATTCGTCCCGGCAAACGGGAATGGAATAGATGCCGTTGTCAGCACGATGCCCGGAACGGGGCGTGGATGCAGCCGCAAGGCGGTATCGACGCGGGCGTAATGGCGCTCGCTGGACATCTTCGCAGCGAAGTAGAGCGGGACGGCATGCCCGTCGATGTCGATTTCGCCCAGGAACACCGGCTCTTCATCAACGTGCTTGCCACGTACCCCATGCAGTGCGGTGCCCAAGGCCGTGATGATCTCCTCGCGCAGCCAGTTTAGATGAACTTTCCAGCGCCGCGCATGTTTGGCGGGCAGGATTATATCCATACCGGTGAGCGGATCACGGTAGCGCACCTGATTGGCGTCGACGCAGCGCTCCAACTTGACCGTGAACCGCTCGCCGTCGGCCAGATCGACCACCTTCTCGGTGACCCGGTCGCCCTCGGTGATGATGCCCTCATCTTCGAAACGGTCGATGTCGATTCCCAGTTGCGCCAGGGCGAAGCCGTCCATCGGGCTGGTCGCGCATTCGAGTAGCCGCGCCACCTGCACAACAAGGTTCGGGTCGTCGACGCCCGAGCCCGGGTGCAGCGGCTTGAGGACACCCAATGCCTCGAGCAATTGAGTCCCTGCCTGCCGCAGCCGTAGATCTTTCTCGCCTTGCAGACTGCATCGACCAGGTTCCGCCAGCACGATGGACAGCGGCGTTTCGCTGGTTTCACCCTCGAACACCAGATCCGCCACTAACGTTACGGCGAGGATGGCCCCGGCTTGTGAGAACGGATGGTTGCTCCAGCGCTCATTGATGACATCGTGCAGTTCCGTTCCGCTATCGAGATGCAGCGACACGGCGTCTGTCGAATGTCCAATCAAGGCCTTGGCCTCGGTTAGGTAAAGACGCTCGACCTTGACACCATCCAGGCTAGGTTTCTCGTCCTTCAGCGGCAGTGCGAACCGGGATAAGTCGTAACGCGACCGGTTCAGCGGGCGGTTTGACAACGGGGCCTTGAAACCGTGCTTGGACAGCATGTTCGCAAGAGGAGCACGCGTTGACAGGGTGTGTGCGTAGACCTCGACCACCTTGCGATCCGGTGCGTAGACGAGCGTAGCGTCACGCGCTGGGAAGTAGCAGAAGCTTTTCCGGTTGCGGTTGACCACCTGCACGGCGGTCACCTGATCTCCAGCAAACCGGACAACGAGGTAATGGATGGTCTTCGTGTCGCCGTTCTTCTTCTCGTCGGCTAGCGGCACGTAGACCACTTCGCAGGGTTCGCTGAGGCGCATCGCGCTGGTGAGTTGCGCTTCCAGTTCCTTCTTGACGGAGTCGTTCCAGATGAAGGGTGGTGCCTCGTCGCATGGCACATCGAAGGCATCGTAGAGCCGCTTGTTGCCCCGGAGGTCGCCGGTGTTCAGGATCGACTCGGCAACATCGAACAGACGTGCCGCCTCGTCGGAATGGGTGCGCATCCAGACCGCGCGGCCGATCTCGCCGCCGTCCTGAGATATGAAAGCGGCGATCAGGTCGTTGTCGTTGAGCTGGTCGGCAACAGTTGTGAGGATTTGCGCGCCGCGCGGGGATGCAAGACGCAGGACACGCAGTGCCTCGCGCTCGGCAGGGTCACGCTGCTCTTTGCGCAGATGCCTGACGTGCTCAAGCAGTGCGGTAGGGAGCGCTGAGGTATCTTGTGACCAGTCGAAGCCTCGGGCAAGCGCCTGGCATTCGGGGAGCCCGCTGAAGGCTTTAAGGATCGGCACCGTGGCCGTCTCGATCAGATCAAGCAGGCAGTGCACGTTGGTCAGGGTCTTTTTGCCCATGCAGTCTCCCTTTGGCCGTTCACATGGCCACAGTCCATTGGCGCATGACCGCCACCGATTGAGTCAGACCCTGCGCCAACAGGGTGTCGAGGTATTCGTCCGCCGTCTTGGGCGGGTTCTTTAGTGAACGCCGATGGCAGGCGGCGGCCTCCAGCACGCCTGCGGGATGCAGATCCAGCAGATCTACGATGAAGTCGTCCGGATGCTGGGTGGCGAGGTTGTAGGGCTTGAGCGCGTCAGTCGGGAAATCCTTGAGGTTGAAGGTCACGATCAGACTGGCCCCGGAGTGGATGGCGGCCGCTGCTACGTGACGGTCGTCCGGGTCGGGAAGATTGATCGACGGAATGAGGTACTCAAATCCGGTGACCAGGCTGTCCCGAACGTGGGCGTTCATCAACTGGCGCGTCCGGTTCAGCTGGTCTTGGGTCAAGTCAGGGCGGTTGGCCAGCACATTGCGCGTCCACTCGTCGTGGATCAGATCGCTCCATCGTGCCCGGTAGAGATCCGACAGCGCCAGATGCATCAGCAAATCGCGCAAGGGTGCCGGATAGAGCACGCAAGCGTCATAGACGACGGTGAAGTGCGAACTCATCCGGTCAGTACCCCATGCTGAGTTCCTGGGCCTGAGCGGCCAACTCATCCAGAGCTTTGCGACGCTCGGCATCGATGCGCTTCTTGTAGGCGATCACATCCTGGTAGCGCACGCGGCGATGGGTGCCGATCTTGTGAAACGGCATGTCGCCCTTTTCCAGCAACTGGACAAGGAAGGGGCGCGAGACGTTGAGCACGTCGGCGGCTTCCTGCGTGGTCAGTTCTGCGTGAATCGGAATGATCGACACCGCGTTGCCCTGGCCGATCTCGGTCAGGACTTCCAGCAACAGGCGCAGCGCCGACGTCGGGATGCGCACGGCACGCACCGCGCCCTTGTCGTCATGGAAGTCGATCTGCTGGGTTTCGGCACGGGTTTGGAGCACGGTCGACAGCGCGCGGCCCGACTCCCGTGCGAGCGCGATGTCCTCTTCTGAGGGCAGTGTTTTGGGGATGGCGGGAGCGTTCATGGAGGTCTCCTCGTTGGGTCAAAGTTCAACTGAAGCCATTATAAACGAAATAAACGAAATCGCAATAACCGAAACGGCGAGCAAGTATCCTTATAGATCAATGAGGTAATTAGATCGTGTTGGCATGTCTGATGTTGGTGGCTGCTCACGAAAGCCCAAAATGCACTCGCGCAAGCCCAAGGCATGGAGCAATTCAATAGGAACTCCCAAACAAAAGGAGTTCCGCAATGCAAAATCAAACCCCATCCGTTCAACCCGCCCGGAACTCTATCCGGCAACTCCCGAGCGGTGCCGTGCGCATCGCTCTTGACGAACATGAGCTCGCCGCCCGCTGGGGTCTTTCCGTCAAAACCCTGCGCCGCTGGCGGCAGGAACAGCTCGGTCCAGTCTTCTGCAAGCTCGGGGCGCGCGTCACCTACCTGATCTCCGAAATCGAAGCCTTCGAACGGCGCGTCTCGCGTTATTCGACCTCGGTTCGTGCTTACCAGTGAGGGGGCGGCTATGAGCGATCTGACCATCTTCCCCGCCGACATCGCCGAGATGTCCGCCAGCCAACTGGCCGCGCTGCCGGCCGCGCAGAAGCACGAGATCGACAAGAACCTCGATGCCGCCATCGATTGGCTCAAAAAGGCCCGGACCAAGTTCGATGCCGCCCTGGAGCAGTGCTATGGCGAGCAGGCTCGCGCTGCGCTGCGTGCAACCGGCCGCGATTTCGGCACGGCCCACATCAGCGATGGCCCGCTGCACATCAAGTTCGAGCTGCCCAAGAAAGTCAGCTGGAACCAGAAGCAGTTGGGCGAGATCGCCGAGCGCATCGTTGCCTCGGGCGAGAACGTCGAGGGTTACCTCGATATCAAGCTCGCGGTGTCCGAGTCCCGCTATATCAACTGGCCGCCCGCATTGCAGCAGCAGTTCGCCGCTGCGCGCACGGTGGATGCCGGCAAGCCGTCCTTCACCTTGAGCATTGATGGGGGTGACGCATGAAAAAACTCCCCATTGTGTCCGCCATCGAGCGGATGGCCGAGCGCAAGGGCGTGAAGCTGCTGATGTTGGGCAAGTCTGGCATCGGCAAGACCACCCGGCTCAAAGACCTCGACCCCGCCACCACCTTGTTCCTCGACATCGAGGCGGGCGATCTGGCCGTGGCCGACTGGCCGGGTGACACCATTCGCCCGGCATCGTGGCCGGAGAGCCGCGACTTCTTCGTGTTCCTCGCGGGCCCAGACAAGTCGCTGCCGCCGGAGAGCGCGTTCTCGCAGGCGCACTACGACCACGTCGTCGAGAAATTTGGCGACCCGGCGCAGCTCGACCGCTACCAGACATTCTTCCTCGACTCGATCACGCAGCTCTCGCGCCAGTGTTTCGCGTGGTGCAAGACGCAGCCGGGCGCGGTCAGCGACCGTACCGGCAAACCTGACATGCGCGGTGCCTACGGACTGCTCGGTCAGGAGATGGTCTGCGCCTTGACCCACCTGCAGCACGCCCGAGGCAAGAACGTGGTGTTCGTGGCCATTCTCGATGAACGGCTCGATGACTACAACCGCAAGGTATTCGTCCCGCAGATTGAAGGCAGTAAGACCAGTCTGGAGCTGCCGGGCATCGTTGATGAGGTCGTGACGTTGGCCGAAATCAAGGCCGACGACGGTACTGCCTACCGCACGTTCGTCACACACACCGTCAATCCCTACGGCTTTCCGGCCAAAGACCGCAGCGGTCGCCTCGACCTGCTGGAGCCGCCGCATCTCGGCGCGCTGATCGCCAAGTGCGCCGGCACTGCCATCGCCCCGAACACCACCGAATCCAAGGAGTAATCACATGACCACCAATAACTGGAACGACTTCAACGACGCTGAATCGCAACAATCGGGCTTCGATCTGATCCCCAAAGGCACCATCGTCCCGGTGCACATGACCATTAAACCCGGTGGTTATGACGACCAGGAGCAAGGCTGGGGTGGCGGCTACGCGACCGAGTCCTTCGATACCGGTGCCATCTATCTCGCCGCCGAATTCGTGGTTACCGCTGGTGACCATGCCAAGCGCAAGATGTGGAGCAACATCGGCCTGTACTCCAAGAAGGGGCCGACCTGGGGCCAGATGGGGCGCAGTTTTATCCGCGCCGCGCTCAACAGTGCTCGCAACGTCCATCCGCAGGACAACGGCCCGCAGGCCGCCGCTGCTCGGCGCATCCAGGGTTTCCATGAACTGGACGGCATTGAGTTTCTCGCCCGCGTCGATGTCGAGAAGGATTCCAAAGGCCAAGATCGGAACGTGGTCAAGGTCGCCATCGAACCGGATCACCCCGACTACGCCAAGTTGAAGGGCGCGCCGCCGAAGGCCAACCCCGGTGGCGGCACCTCGGGCGCGCCTGCGCAGGCAGCACCGGCCTATGCCGCATCCACCCCGCAACGCGCGCCGGTGACGGGCAAGCCGTCATGGGCTCAGTGAGGAGGTGGCCATGAACACATCAGTTCTCACTGCCAGCCACTATGGCGTGGTGCACTTCGGTGATCTGGAATGCGAAGCGGTAGTGCTCAAAGGGGGCGAACGTGGCTATGTGCGCCGCCAGCTCGCCAAATTGCTCGGATTCACTGACCGGCAAAGGGGTGACCGTTTCACCAAATTCCTGCGGGAATTCGCCCCTAAATCCTTGCCCTGCCTTGATAAACAGGGGGTGACCATTTTGCTTCCGTCAGGGCAGAAAGCGCAGCTTTTTCCGGCTGGAATCATTGCCGATCTTGCGTCAGCGGTTGTGGACGCTGCAGTGCATGGCACCTTGCACAAGGCACGACTGAGCATCGTGCCCAACTGCATGAAGATCATGCGGGCGCTGGCCACCACCGGTGAGGTTGCGTTAATCGATGAAGCAACCGGCTACCAGTATCACCGTGCACCGGACGCGTTGCAGGAACTGATCGCCAAGTTGCTGAGGCAATCTAGCGCCTCGTGGGAGCGTCGCTTCCATCCGGACTACTACCGGGCGTTGTACCGCCTTTTCAACTGGCGGTATCAGGGACACGAGCAAAACCCGCCGCACGTCATCGGCCAGATTACCCTCCGCTGGGTCTATGGTCCGGTGTTGCCTGCCGATCTGATCGACGAAATTCGCGTTCGCAAGGGCATCTCGCAGAAGCACCACCAGTGGCTGTCTGACCAGGGGCTTGCGCGTCTGGAAACCCAGATTCACGCGGTAACCGCGATTGCGCGCAGTTCGACCTGCTACCGCGATTTCAGTCGCCGTTGCGAGGCGGCCTTTACGGGTGGCTCGCTGCAACTTGGCCTTCTCATCGACGATTTCGAGGAGGTGGCGTGAAATGCTGGGTCTGCAAACGACAGGCCCGTGGATTCGGGCACAACGACGGTCGTCACAAAAGTGGCGACCCACGGCGCTACCCCGTCGACTGGGTGTTCTGCTCGCGCCGTTGCCAGGATGCGTTTCACGCACTGTACGGCAACTGGCTGCGCGTCAAGGATGGCGGCAAGAGCATTGGGGAGGTCGCCATGATCGATCCATCTGATGTCGAACTGGCGGCAATGAAGAAGTGTCTCCGGCCGTTTGGCGAAGCGGCAGGCGGGATCGGGTTCGACAAGCCACTCGGCGCCTACTCGGAAGCCGAAGCGCTGCGGGTGATCGATGCCATCGTCACTTGCTACACCGAGTCAATGGTGGAACACCATGAGGAAACCAAGTTTCCGCCGGTGCGTGGCATGCCTCCGACTCCCGATCCGATGGCCAGCCCCTTAGCCGACTTGGAGGACGACCTGCCTTGGGAGACGAAGCCATGATCGACTTCAACTCCTCATCGAGCATCTCCGGTCAGGTTACTGCCCTGGTCGACGCCGGGATGCAGCAGGCTCGCGCCCGCCAGTCCGAACGCCAGTACCTCGGAGCCTCGCGTCTCGGCGTGGCCTGCGAGCGCGCACTGCAGTTCGAGTACGCCAAGGCGCCTGTCGACAACGGGCGTGAGATCCCCGGGCGGATGCTGCGCATCTTCGAGCGTGGCCACGTTATGGAGGACTGCATGGTCACGTGGTTGCGGGATGCGGGGTTCGACCTGCGCACCCGCAAGCCCGACGGCGAGCAGTTCGGGTTCTCGATAGCAGACGACCGCCTGCAAGGCCACATCGACGGCGTCATCGTCGGTGGCCCGGAGGGCTTCGCCTATCCGGCGCTCTGGGAATGCAAGTGCCTCGGCAACAAGTCGTGGAGCGACCTGGACAAGAAGGGGCTGGCGATCTCCAAGCCCATCTACGCCGCGCAAGTGGCGATCTACCAAGCCTATCTCGAACTGCACGAGCACCCGGCGATCTTCACGGCACTCAACGCCGACACGATGGAGATCTACACCGAGCTCGTGCCCTTTGATGCAGCCCTGGCCCAGCGCATGTCGGATCGGGCGGTAAAGGTCATCACGGCAACCGAGGCGGGAGAACTCCTGTCACGCGCCTTCAATGACTCGACCCACTTCGAATGCCGGATGTGCGCGTGGCAGGACCGCTGCTGGAGGATGCAAGCATGACCGACAACAACACTTCCGAGAACGGCATCGAACCGATGATCGATGCCAAGCAGGCCGCCGCCGCGCTGCGCCTGCCGTACTACTGGTTCGCCGATCACGCTATGCGCACCAAATACCGGATCCCGCACTACCTGATGGGCGGCCTGGTGCGTTATCGCCTGTCTGAACTATCCGCTTGGGCCGCGCGCAGCGGAGCCGTACAGGACCGTGATGCCCAGGATGTTGCCGCACCTGTCGAGGAAGCCGAATGATCGACTTCAACGACACAACTCAAACGGCAGAGCACAGCCGGGAGTCAGACCGCGACGCGCTTCGAGTCGAACTGCTCGCACGCTTGGAGTTGGTGCTGACCACGATGTTCCCGGCAGGTAAAAAGCGCAAGGGCAAATTCCTGATCGGAGATGTGCTGGGCAGTCCTGGCGACAGTCTCGAGGTGGTGCTCGACGGCGAGAAGAAAGGACTCTGGACGGATCGTGCCACGGGCGATGGCGGCGACATCTTCGCACTGATCGCTGCCTGTATCGGGGCCGACGTCCACACTGACTTTTCCCGTGTGCTCGACGAGGCTGCCGATCTGCTCGGTCGCTCGCGCTCGGTGCCCGTGCGCAAAGCCAAGAAGGAAGTCCCGGTCGACGACCTCGGACCGGCCACTGCGAAGTGGGATTACCACGACGCCGCCGGCAAGCTGATCGCGGTGGTCTACCGGTACGACCCACCCGGGCGCAAGAAGGAATTCCGACCGTGGGATGCCAAGCGGCGAAAGATGGCTCCACCCGAGCCGCGTCCGCTCTACAACCAGCCGGGCCTGACCTCGGCCAGTCAGGCTGTGCTGGTCGAGGGCGAGAAATGCGCGCAGGCACTCATCGATGCAGGCATCGTGGCCACGACGGCGATGCACGGCGCGAATGCCCCGGTTGAGAAAACCGACTGGTCGCCCCTAGCCAGCAAGTCGGTGCTGATCTGGCCTGACCGAGACAAGCCCGGCTGGGAGTATGCAACACAGGCAGCACAAGCGATTCTGTCGGCAGGCGCGAAGACCTGCCACATCTTGTACCCGCCCGAGGAAGCAGCCGAGGGGTGGGATGCGGCCGATGCCATCGCCGAAGCTTTTGACGTCGCGGCCTTTCTCGCTCATGGCCCGCGCCTGCAGATGCACGACATCACCGTGGATACCGAGCCGGTCGCCAGCAGTGATGAGTCGGTGTGGGGCACCGAAGATGCGCTGGCCCTGGCCTTCACCCGGCGTTATCACCGCGACTGGCGCTACGTTTCGACCTGGGGCCGCTGGCTGGTGTGGGACGGCAATCGCTGGCGTACCGAGGACACGCTGGCCGCATCCGACCTGATCCGCAGCGTATGCCGGCATGCTGCTGTGCGTGCCGAGAATCCCAAGGTGGCAGCCAAACTCGCCAGCGCGAGCACGGTCGGTGGCGTGGAGCGACTGGCACGTGCGGATCGCCGGCACGCCGCCACCACTGAGGAGTGGGATGCCGATCCGTGGCTGCTCAACACCCCGGGCGGCGTGGTTGATCTCAAGACCGGCCGCCAGCGCCCACACGATCGTGCTGACCGGATGACGAAGATCACGACGGCCACACCCGGGGGCGACTGCCCGATCTGGCGTCAGTTCCTCGACGAGGTCACGGGGGGCGATATGGAGTTGCAGAGCTATCTGCAGCGAATGGTCGGCTACGCTCTCACTGGATCGACGCGAGAGCACGCGCTGTTTTTTCTGTACGGCACAGGCGCGAACGGCAAGTCGGTGTTCGTGAACACGCTGGCCACCATCCTCGGTGACTACGCCACCAACGCACCGATGGATACCTTCATGGAGACGCGCACCGACCGGCATCCGACCGATATGGCCGGGCTGCGCGGTGCCCGCTTCGTGGCGGCCATCGAAACCGAGCAGGGACGACGCTGGGCCGAGTCGAAGGTCAAGAATCTAACCGGGGGTGACAAGATTTCGGCGCGCTTCATGCGACAGGATTTTTTCGAGTTCTTTCCGCAGTTCAAGTTGTTCGTGGCGGGCAACCACAAGCCGGCGATTCGCAACATCGACGAAGCGATGAAGCGGCGCCTGCACTTGATCCCGTTCACGATCACCGTGCCACCCGAGCGCCGCGACAAGCATCTCCAG